CAGCATATTCCTTCGTATACATGGCAGCTTCAGCCAGCCACTTCGAACCTTGATTCAGCTTACCATACTGATCGTCGTCGATGGCTTCCTTCGAAAGGTAATAGCCAGCCTTGTACGTCTTGTCAACGGCCATAACCTTCGGGCCGCTCACAACTTCCTGATAAACAACAGGCTCAAGTTCACGAGACTGAATCAGACGATTCGGACCAACAAGCGTAGTGGCCGAAATTTCAGGGAGGTTATGCGAACCTTCCTTGAGGTACTGATTGTACATAAGTGGAAACTTCTTGATCGTATCCTGAAAGTCCTTTCGGAGTCCCGGACGTGCAAGAAGACGATGCTGTTGAATCATCGACATTGTTTTATCTCACCCTAGGATTAAAGAGCCGCAGCAGAAGCGTTGCGAATCTTGAAAAGAACAACACCGTTGCCATACAGGGTGTTGTCAATTCCAGTCACAACAACGCAAACGTTGGTAGTATCGGAACGATTAACAGTCCAGTAACCATCAGACTGCTTCACAAGGCCATACGCAATACCGATATCGGTAACAGCGGGAGCCACAAGCGTTGCACCAGTCGAAATCTGACCATAGAACGTGGTGTTACGATTCGCAGGAAAGATAGGAATCGTGTTCTCACGACCAGTTACGGTCGTCGGAGAATCACCAGCGTCATAACCAAAAGCAGACTGGTTAATCGCACCAGCAATACCAGCAAGGCCAGTAGTGCAAGCGGCTGCGTCAGCGGCCTCAGCAAGAGTACCACTAGAGAACTTCATAGGAGCACCAATCTTCTGCGTTTGCGACGCAGCAAGAGTATAGTGCTTCGTTGCCGGAGTCCCGCTAGTATCAGCGAAAGCGGGACGAATCGGAAGAGCCATTTCGTTTTACCTCGGGATATGTGACTGGAGTTCTGCTCCAGAGATGCTTCGACCAATTGAACTTTCGGACTCAACACCAAGACCAAGACGAGCTGCGTATGCTTTATACTGGTCGTTAGCAGTATCGGAATTAATACCACTCTGGCGTTCAGCCATAATAGCTGCCTGCTCCGTCTGTGCTACAAACTTCCACTTAGGTATTACCATGAAACGTACATCACCAACAGTGCTACCATCTGGGCGTTCATGCAAACGGTTATGGGCTTTAAGATACTCAACTCCATCAACATAACCTTTTGCTTGAGCATGAAACTGCGAAAAGTCGTCGATACCAATCCATTCACCATGAAGGTCTTCTGGAAGATCAACATTCAACCGATCATTAACAAACGAACGGTCAGCAGTTTCAAACAGACGGCGCTTATAGTCAAGTACTTCCTTATCGGAAGGCTTAATTTCAATATCGTTGCTCATACAGTGATACCCTCGTCATTGTTTACAATGGTGAAGAAGGCATCAATGTCTGTTGCCTTACTAGGATCATAACCAGCTCTACGCATCGCAGTACGCTCAAGCTCAGAAAGCTTAGGAGTAGAACGAACAGGGGCGGGAGCACCGTTAATACGAGAAGTCGGAGTAGCTTGACGAGGAGGCATAGTATTGTTTTGCTGTTGTGGCTGAGATGCCGCATTCATCGCAGTGTAGTAACCGATAGTAGCAAATGCTTGAGTTGCATATGCACCAGCATCTACACTAGGAGAAGTCTGCAACTGACCACGGATAGTTCCCGAAAGAACATCACGATACTGTGCAAGATGTGGAAACTGCTGGAAGAACTGAACCTCTGCGGAGTCAAGTTGTTTCTGCTTCTTGAAGTCACGCGAGATTTCGCCAACGTCACCAAGAGTTTCCTGAAGCTGCTTCCGAACAATTCGCCCAATAGTTTCAACGGTGCCAAGCTTCTCGATATCTGCATCAGTTACAGATAGGTCTTCCTGCGGACGAGCCATTGCTTGCTGCCGAAGAGAATCAAGTTCTGCTTCGCGCATCTGACGCTCACGCACAGACTGTGCATAGAGTGAACGCCAATCCAAGTCTGGCTGACCTTGGGGACTCTGCTGAGAAACTTGGTCATTCGCAACAGATTCGTCAATATGTGTGCCCGAATTTGTGTGCTGGAGATCTGTTCCTTCCTGTTCAGGAATCTGTTCTACGTCCATGTTGCTTTGCCTCAATTAAAGTTACTTGCAGTTCTTCTAAAAGTTCCAACTTACCCTGCAAGTGATAAGCCGGAGATGGGAAATCCGCTCTGCGCAGTGACATTAGCTGCTTCAATTCTAGCGTTTGGAGCAACGACAGAAGTGAATCCGCCGCTTGGAGTTGCATTAGCTCCTTGAGGGATTCCTGTAGCTTGGGGCTGTAAGCCTGTAGGAATCTGGGTCGGTCTGTAGGCGTCAAAATTAAAAATCAACTTTTCGGGGTTAGGTATATCAAATGCACGTAGGATTTCAAGGTTGATTTGATCAGCTGATCTCATCGCTGCCTTTGCAACTTCCTGAACCATGTTAGGATCACCAGCCTGTTGTGCTAGTGCCATGATTTGAGTCCAGTATTGAGTTTGCATTCCAGCAAGCTGCGTATACGTGTTACGATCAAGAACCTTGTTATTCTTTGCGCCAGATAACTGGATGTTAAAGACTAGTTTATTCCTAAGTTCATCAAGACTCTTACGGAAAAACAACTCAGTCTCAACAGAATTCGGCAAGTACTTATAAACATCTCGTTGAACTGGACCATACTTAAAGATGCTCATCGCCGCACGATAAACAACTCGATTCAAGAAGTCTTTCTTGTTGTTGTACGTGTAGTCGAACTTGCGATTGGATTCCTGTACACGCGCGAGAGAATCAGAAGCAGTTCCTGGAGTACCAATGTTAGGCATACCAAGAGTAAGTTCGTTAACACCCGTACGTTGCTGCGAATAAATGACAACTTGATTTTCGTTATTATAAGCTGATGCCTTTACATCACCAATAAAAATTGGCTGGATATCATCCATATCTTCAACAAACCACTTCTTTCCTGGAAAGATAGGCTCGTCGTCTTTAATCCATGAAGCAGACTTCTTGACTTTAAACATTGCCATGTTAGCAATGGTCGCATTATCAAGACGCTGCCGATGCTGAGCAGTAACTTCTTCTTGAAATTGATTGTTCTGCTTTGCGATGCCGTATCCATACCAACGGTATTCCATTGGGAAGTATACTCCTTTCTCATAGTCACGCTCTGTGGCGTAAGTAAGAGAAAGAACCTGACGAGAGTTTTCATGTACGATAACTTCGACAGAAGACTCTTCGCCATTTCCATCTACATCAAAATTAAGAAGAACACGAACAAGCTGAAGCTCAGATGGATAGATTGGAACAGTATCCGTGATCTGCTGCGTATCAGCAAGAATCTTATCGTTGGATACGTTTACTCCAATATAATAACCATTAAGCTTTTCGTAAGCATCTGGAGCTAACTGTCCTGCTGCTACCATCTGCTTTAAAGTATACTCTGAAATTGTAAAGCGATGACCAACCCAAGGAGCATCAGCAACCTCTTGAGCATAGAAGGGCATGAAGAAATCTTTAATATCAATCCCTTCAATAAACGTTCCCTTCTGGAGATATACAGGAACCTTAGTTTCAGTTCCATCATAGCTCTGTACAACATGAGTCTTCACTTCTCGATAACCATATGTCATAACGGCTGTACCGTTCTTGGTCATCTGAAGAAGCGGAGCTTCTACTTTCTTTCGAAAATCTAGGTTGTTTAGAAATTCGTTGTTGAAGAACTTTTCAAGTCCAGCCTTAGCAGCTTGGTCTTGGTCTTGAACTTCGACTGAGATAAGTTCTTTCAATCCAAAAAGCTGCCCCATGTCTCGTGCATGAACAGCTTCAACAGCAATAGCTGTTAGAGGAATGATGATGTTTGCAAAGCCAATAACAGGAAGTTCTGGTGATGCTTCGCTGGTAGCTGGCTCTGCCCAAAAATCTTCATTCTCTTTGATCCAACGATCTTCTAATCTATCACGTTCTGAGTGATGATTAATAAGTTCATCTGTCACATATGATGTGATAGCAGATAGAACTTCTGGATCTACATCAAGTTGACGAGCCATTGGGCTGAGGACCGAAGAGAAGTTCAAAAATGCTACGAAGATCGCGGACAAAGATTGATTTCTTAACAATCCAGAATTGAACAGTTGTTACCTTAGTATCATGATTTGATTCAAACCAAGACCAAAAAACATCTGCTACAACCTTTCGAAATTTATCTTGCTCACGCTGCTTAATTGTAAAATCTAGTAAGTTAACTTCTTCCAAGGCAGACATCGCGGCTTTTCCTCAAGTTTCGGTGTTAGGGCAGGGTCCGACGGGCCGGTTCGGGAAGTGTTTCGGCAAGATCACTTCTCTTCGACAGGCATCTGCGTGGGCCGCAAGAGATTCGTGCAGCCTTCGCCGCCGCTTCGCGTCGCGGCTCCGGTGCGTCAAGCTTTCTTCTTTCTAGCGATCGCTGCGTTATCTACAAGATTTGGATAGGGACGACCAGCTTTCTTTGCGCGAGTCTTTGCCATCTTCTTCTGTGCAGTAGACAACTTCTTGCTCGTCTTCTTTGGATTAGGCTTATCCCAAAAGTCTTTTGGCATTACCATTTCACCTTATCTGCCCAGTAAGCAGCTGAAAGTTTACCCTTCGCAATATTCTTTGCGTGACGAGCTTTGAAAGACGCTTGACGCTTAGTTGGAGACTTATCTCCGGTAACTCCCTGCTGACC